TACCAGTATTTTGTACAAAGGTTTCTGATGGGTTTCTAAAATTATCTAAAACCGGACCTAACAATCCACCAGTTAAATTATTAACAACATTTAATGCTTTTTCTAATTTTGGTGCTTGTATATTTACATCATTAAAATAATCACCAGGAATTAATGATGTTGGGAAATATGTTCCGGTTAATCTATTTGCTAAACTAACGGCAGCAACTAAAGGATTTTCAGGTTCTGTTATTTTCCAATTTTTTTCAATAAAAGGTTCTTTTCCTGCCGCAACAAGAGCTGCTGATGCTGGGTCTGTTAATGAATCTAAGTTTACTCTACCTATCGTATTTTTAGTTATCTCTGCGGCAATTCTTTCTTCAAATAAACTTTTTAATCTACTAGCACCAATTTTTGCTAAATATGTATCTTGAGATAACGGTCCATTTGAACCGGTTGGATTTTGATTAAAAATTAAATCATATGTTGAATATGATGATGCAACAAAAGAAGATGGATCCCAATATGGTTGATATAATTTAGGACTTCCAACAACATCTGTAATTTCAACTAAATCACTATAACCACCTTCCGGTCCATATACGTTTTGGATGTATGCCGCATCAATAAAAAATTCATTAATTAAATCCATTTGGGTGTCATTTGGACCATAAGGTCCTTTGTTTGACTCAACCGGATATGGTGCACCAGGAAGTGTGTATTTTCCTTGGAAACCACCTTCAGGTCCATATTCGTTTAATGGATATAATGAATTTGCTAAATTATTTGTTGAGATTAATGTATCAGGAGAATCAACTACACTTGTTACAGTAAGATTTGTCTCATAGTTAACATTACCACCTCCAGGTGAAAATACACCAGGAACAACATATGGTGGTAAGTTTCTTGCTATTAGTTGATTCCTAAAATTTGAAGAGGATGAAAAAGATAAACTACTCTCTGACATTTTGTTTTATTTTATAAATACTTTTTTTATTTTTTTAATTACCCATACCACTTGAGTTAGTAGCAGTTGTTTGACTTGCACTAAATTCATTCATAAGTTTAGTGTCTGTCATAATTTCTTTTAATTTATCTTCAACTATTTTTTTCATTTCTTCATTAGTTAAATTACTTGCATTACCTTTTACATCTACAGTATAGTTAGCGTTTAAATCAATCTGTTTTTTTTCGGGTTCTGTTGTTTTACCTTGTATAGTATTTTTTATATTTTCTAATTGACTAACAACATAATCGGTAAAATTAGTTTCACCTGGTTTAACACCAGAAACACCTTCATACTCTTTAGTAACATTTTTTCCTGTTTTTGATAACACATTTTGCATAACATCTACAGTTCCAGCACCTATATTTTGTGCTGCGGTTGTTAGGTTAGTTATAAGTTCTGGTAACATAGTTGCTAAACTTACAAAATCTTTATTTACAATTGCATCAATAACTCCCTTTTCTATAGTTCCTAATGCCGGAGAAACAAGTTTATCTCTAGTACTCTCTGTTGTGACTTTTTCACTAATTTCAGACATAGTTGTTTTTCTAAATTCATTAACGGCGTTTGTTACTCTTTGTACAGCACCTGTAGATGCGATACCCATTTGAATTGATGATGTTTGTCCTTCCATTTGTGCTGAAATGTCTTGTAAAACTGATAGTTGGTCTCTAGCTATTTCTTCAGCTGTTTTATTTTGATTTGCTTGTTCTTCTTTTAACTTATCAATTTGTTCGGCAGTTAAATCTTCAACAGCAACCTCGTCTGTTCCTCCACCCTCTTTAGCGATTGTAACCATAGCTCTACCATCTTTCATTTGAGCCATGTTTGCTATTAACTGTTTGTCCTCTTCTGATGCTGCAAAACCTGGGAAACGAATTTTACTCATTTTCATTTCCAAATCAGCACTTTTTATTGACATGTTTGCAAGTTCATCGGCATTCATACCAAGTGACGCCGCAACTTCATTTAATTGTAATTTAGCACCAGGTAAAATTTCAAAACCAGAACCATCCGCCTTTAATCTAGTAAATTGTTGTGATATTTTAACCATTTCATTTTGTAATGCTGCCGGGTCATTCATTGCCATATCCATAGCAGATAACGGGTCAAGTAATTCGCTTGACTGAACACCTAATCTTTGTAATGCCGCAGAAAATTCAATAGCTTTTTCTGGGCTCATAAGTTCATCAGCTTTAGATAATACTTTGTCCATGTTTATACCAAGCATTTGAGATTGTGCAACCATTTTTGTAAGACCTTTTATACCACCTTCAAAATTCATGGTGTTTAATTTACTAATGTTTTTTACAACACCATCAGTTACAGCTGTTACATTAACACCAACACTTTTTGCATAGTTAGCAACTTCTGCCATTCTATTTCCAACATCGTTTAAATTTACACCAACATTTTTAAATTCATTTGCTAATTGTCCTGTATCATAGTTTGTAAGTTTTGAAGCAGCACTTATTTCAACAATACTTTCTTTTGTTAAGGTTGTATTAACCTTTAAAGTTTCTGGAATTTTTTTAATGTTTGTCATTGCTTGAGTTTCAGAAATCCCAAGTTTAATCATTTCTGGAACAGAATCTGCAATTAATCCTCTAAATTCATCAGCTCTTGCTCTTCCAACACCCATAGAATTAGCTAATTGTTGTGATTTTTCTATTAAATCATCAACACCAGAAAACATAGAACCATCACCAAAAATTCCGGCTAATTGTTGCCCTTGTGTTATTAAATCAGTTAAAGGACCACCGGTACCTAAACTAAATCCTTCTGCAGTTGTTGTTGTTGATTTCGGTACACTATAATCTTGAGACGTTGATCCTTTATTTGATTTACTACCATCATTAACACCAACATTATAAAGACCTTCAATTTCTTTTCTTTGTTTTGAAGATAGTTTATTAACATCAAATATGTTAAACATATCTCCGGCATATTTTTTCAGTATGTCACTAGGTATACCCATAAATCTATTTTTAAAATAAATATTTAAGATTATGTTTTACCAATAGATAGGTCTTCAAGTATTTTTTGAAGAAGGAATTTTCTAACATATGTCGGTATTGAACGGAATTCACTATATTGCATACGAAGATATTTAGCTAAGTAAAAAAATTCTTCGTTTAGATGTGGAATGTAATTAGAAGAAAGGCCGAAAAAATTCCACCCCAAAGGCGATTGTAACATCTACCTTTTCTCCAGACGGGGCTATAACTGATCTATTTAGGTCTAATTTAGGTTCATTCTCTTTCATAAATTTTCTAATGAATTTTGAATCTCCTATTGGCATATTTTGACAAAATAATGCAATCTCACCTTGATCAGTATTACCATTAAGTTCAACAATCATTTTACTTAATCTAGTTGTAACAACAGGTGCCGAATATCCTTTTGGATACATTTCAACAATATTATCTATTGTAATTGTATCTATTAAACTTAATAACTTTAGTTTTACAGTTGCTTTTGACATTGGTAGGGTGACAGTAAACAAGCCGTTTTCGTCAGGTTCAACTTTTGGTTTATTTATATTTAACTCATCCAACATAACTGTAGCATCAAATTGTTGTCTTGTTTTTGGATCTGTTGTCACAATATTATATTCTGGACCAAATGATGTGTTTCTTAAAAACAATAAAATAGCTTCAACATCACCCTCAAGTAATTCTTCTGGTCTAATATCTGGTTCATAAATTTTACTTCTTAACAATGGAACTACAATTGCTTCATTAATTGATTTTTTTCCATCCATACTGGCTAATATATTTTCATCACTTGCTGTTAAGTAACCAACTTTAATTGATTTCTTTTTTGACTTATAGAAAATACCACCAGAAGGTAAAGGAACTATATCGTGTGGTAATGTAAAATTTTGTTGTCCGTAATTTATTAAATCTTGATCCATAATTTTAATCTTATTATTATTTTATAGTATAAAAAAACCGCATACTAATTAAAGATATACGGTTAATATTAAAAGTAAATTTTTTTTAGTAAAAATCAATAAACAAGAATACAACGATCCATACGGATACTTGAAGAAATTGTCGCAATCTCATCACCACCATATTTTAGTGTTCCACCATCATATTTTGTTAACCAAGCTCCCTCTAAAATCCATTTCTCAACAACAACACCTGTTGGGTCTAACATTTCAAGATCAACGTTTTTCTTATACCCAGCAGCATAACCCATACGACCAGTTACAGATTCAGCACAAGTTCTAATCCATTCCATTACCGCTTGAGTTGCTGAAGGACCGATTGGATCTCTAAATGTTACAGCAAGTTCAGCCCAGGTAAAGTTACCGGCAACATAAGTTTCAGTATTTAAGAAAGGAATTGCTACCGACTTAACTGTTAGGCTAGGTCTTGCCGTACTTTCAACGTACCACTCATTGATTCCCAATGATGAAGGAAATCTTAAAATCCATCTATTGTTACGTTTTGGTTCGTAAGGAATAGGCATTTTCATTAATAAATCAGCCATAATTTTATTTTTTTAAATTTTTATTTTATTTTGTTTTTATTATAAATATAAGTTGGATAAAAATTTTTCTATTTACTTTCGTTTTTTATCAAATATTCTTCTATTATATATAATAACTTAATTAATATAATCTTTTTTTACCTCCTGCTGTTAAATAAGTTTTTAATATATTATCATCTTTTTTATCAAAATGTTTTTTCATACTTTCTATATTTCTTACATCATCATCTGAAAATCCAATAAAAGGTGTAAAATAATTTCCTATTTTATTTTTCATAAATGCTTTTTTCTGTAGTTGGTGTGACATTCTTTTAACATATCTTATAAACTCCTCCATCGCATCAATTTTACCCTGTTCAGGATTTGTTGCCGATCCTTCTCCGAACGAAACTGGGTGGAACCTACACATATCTAAATAACTTTTAATAAGTTCGTCATTTGACATATCATCTTCATCTGCAAGATTTCTATATTTTTTTAAATTTTTAACAAGTTCAGTTGAACTTAATCCATATTTGTTGTTTTTAATTAATCTATATACAGCTTCTTTTAATATTGAAGGTGTATGTCCTCTTGCTGTAACGATTGCAAAAATTGACCCTTTATTAATAGCTTCCACAAAATCATCCCAGGCCGGTCCTATTGGTGCTTTCATTGAGTCCTCTAAAAATTTTTTATCTCCGGTAACTCTAAAATCTCTAAATGGCTCTTCATCAAAACCTACAATAGTATGTCCTTCATAGTTAAAATCTTCTTTTCCAATTTCAGTTCTATATTCTGCAAAATCTTCAGTTGACATCCCAACACTCTTACCGTTTTTATCTTTTAGATAAATTTTTGTTGGCATAAACATAAGATTATCATCCCAATCAAAAGCATAGTATTTCATTACTGGCGAATTTTCATCGTCAATAATCTCATTAATTAATCTTTTAACTATTTTTCTATAATTCATATTAATAAATATTACATTAAATAAAAAATGGGGATCACTGACCCCCATTTTCCTATTTTTTTAAATTTAGGCTATTATTAAAACCTTGACTTTTAGATAAAGACTAAGTACCATAATGAAATTAACATTACTGCATTATACTCATACATGATTATCTACTATTCTT